CTGCGTGAGGGCCCAGACGTCGCCGAAGTCGCGTGCCGATTCGAAGTGCACGATAGGTGCAGCGGCACCCTCAGACTTGCCGCTCAGCCTGCGTGAAACCGCAGGTGAGGTAGTCGGCGAAACAACGGGCTGACCGGTGACGCGCAGCAGGCCGGAGATGACGGACTCCAGGCTACTGTCCATCTGGTCAAGCCGCCCCAAGGTGGCGACGAGTAGCGCGACGTTTAATTTGACCTGCTGAAACGTTTGATTTGATCCAGCATTAAACCGCTTTTAAACCCACTTCAAAACCTGTTTGCGCTGGCTGCATCGACGTCAGCGATGCAAGAGCGGCGCTCAGGGTGTTGGGGTCAAACCGCCAGGGCTCGGTAAAGCACAGCGCTGCGGCGCAGGCCTCGGAACAAAACCAGCTGGAGCGCTCGCCCTCGATGGGACGCAATACGAAGCCAGCGAGTCCGAGCCGGTCATAGCGCTCGCCCTCGTGTTCAACGAACCACGCACGGGCGCGACGCTCCAAGTGCGCGGGCAAGTCGCGCAAGTCCCAACGCGCCGGTGCAAAGTCGATTTGTTTGAATCGAACACCGCGATCAGCATCGCTTGCACTCGCTGCCAAGCCGTCGCTGAAAATCAGTTCGCAGTGTGAATATGGCCCGTGCGTCCATCCGCGTACAGCCCTATTACCGAGGCCGGGCAAGCCAGGCCGCGTGCCTTTGTACAGCGCAATTTTCATGCTGCGGCCTCTGTTTCTGCGGCGGCGATGGCCGTGGCCCTTGCGGCTTCTGCCGCATCTGCGGCGGTGGCATAGGCGGCATTGGCGGCATCAATCGCGGTGGCGTCTTGGCCTGCGTCTTGTAAGGCAATATCCCGGATTGCCACAGCGGCCGCTATTGCTTGCCGCGCGACGTAATTGGCTTCGACAACGGCGGGCTTGAGGGATGGTGTGGCTGGCGTTCCCACCGCTCTCAGTGCCATGAGGCTCTGGAACTCCGCTTCGAATTGGGTTTTCATGGTCTCAAGCGCCACCTCGACGGCTTCGGGCGTCCTGGCCGCATTGACGCTGTCTTGTGCCTGTCGCTTCTGGCCGTCGATCACACCGACCGCTTGACTATAAAAAACGGCATTGTTCAGGACTTTTCCGACGAACCGCTCAAACGTCTCGCCCACGATGCCGCGATTCGATATCTCTCTTTGAAATGCCGCTTTGTCGCCGTCTGTTGCCGTTTTCGCGACGATCTTTTCTGCGATGCGCAGCTTGTTCGACCAGCCGGCTATCTCTCCGTCGTCAGCCGTGCCAGAGATCAGCGTGCGCTTGGATTTTGAAAAAACAGCGATGTGGTCAAGTGCGTTAGTTTTGGCGGCTGTCAACGCTGCGGCCACTTTGACAGCGTCAATTGACCACGTACCGTTGTGCCAAGAGTGTGCTGGACTTGGCGATGGTAATTCGGTCGCGCCAGCGTCGGCTGGGACCATCCCAATTTCCGAGATTGATATTGCGCTGCCATCTGTTGTGCTGAACAGTGGTGCACCGCGCCAGTCAGCGCTCATTTGCCACTGTCCCTCGGTGAAAATGGGAGTCAGGTGGGCTGCTGCCGATGGCGGCTGGGTTGTGGTGGCAAATGCCGGGACCAGCAAAATACCTGGTTCCAGGGGTGATTCTTCCGCCAACGCTTCGTTGATGAACTCGCCAGTTTGCGGGTGGTAGTTGTAGATGGACTTCATGACGGTCTCTGTTAGTACTTGATGCAGGCCAGGAGGGCAACGTTTCTCGGACGCGTCAACGTGGTGTTTCGAGTGCCCGTCCGGCCGGATGCAGAACCTGTAATCGTGATCCATTGACCCCAATAGGCGCTCGTCGAGGCCGTCACTGGATAAGCCACAACTCCACCGTCACCGTTAACGGTCAAATCGATGTCTGATCCAACACCTCCTCCAAAACCCGTAGAGTCATAAATCTGGCCCATCACCCGCGTAGCTGCTTGCGCAGAACCGAACGCTCGACCGCTATCTACACCTCGTCCGTCGTCAAAACCACGCAAAAACTCCCCGCGCAAATCGGGCAATGCAAACGTCGTTGAACCGTCGCCAGGACCGTAAGCTGTGCCGATTACGTTGAAAAGCGCAGCATAGGCTGAACGTGAAATAGACGCACCGTTGGCCTTTAGCCAACCCGACGGCACAGCAGCCTGCGCAAGAAATGCCACGTGCCCTGGTGCACCGCTCTCGCGCCCAATCAGGCGAATTGCGGCCAACAGCCGCTGATATGAGACGGGATTAGCCTTATCAAACTGCACCCCCGTCAACCCCGCAGCCTTGACGATCTCCATCAAGCTCCAGATCACCGAGTTCTCATCTTTTGCGGAAACGACAGTCGACACCGCCTTGGCGTCCTCGTGCATCCGGTTGCCCGACCCGGCATCCGTGTCGTAGCTGTTGCTGAGTGTGTAATCCATAAATCAGTTCGTCCTTCAGGTGGCAAAAGTCACATTGATGGCGTAGCGTGCTGGCACGATCCGCCGCAGATAGCATTCGAGGGCAGAGATATCCTGCGACACCTTCACAAGCCGGTCACCGACGCGATTGACGCCAACACGGAAAGGGTCTGCGCTGGAAACGGCCACGCGTACGTAGAGCACGCCATCCAGCTTTCCCAGCCGGTCCCCGACGCGGTTGCGCCCCACGCGGAACGGCACGTTGTAGCAAACGCTGGCGGTGTAGCCCAATGAAGCGCAGATGGCCTCGATGGCACCAGGCGAGGCTGGGCTGGAGTTCGCATACGCCAGCACTGGACCGCGCAGGCGGGCGAGCAGCAACTTGCGACGTAGGTCGAGTGACGCGGCCTCGGTGGGGAAGAGGTAGACCTGATCGGCTGCCCGGCTTCCGACGCCGGACCCGGTGACGATCAGGCTGGTCATGTCGGTGCCGGCCTCGCATTGCGGACCCCACAGCCAGAGCGGCTGGGTCAAAGAGCCGGCAACTTCAAAGTCCAAAAACGCCCCGCCGCTCGCGCCTTTCGACCACAGCGGCAGCTTGTAGCGCTGCCAGCCTGGCGCCGCGACAACACTGACAGCCACCTGCGCCACGTCATCGTTGACCACGATGGTCGTGGCCGGGCCTGACGGGTAGTAGAGCCAGATGGAAGGCGTGTAGCTGCTGCCGTTTACAAATTGTCCAGTCACTTGCCGCGCGATCAAGCCTGCGTTTCGGAGCGCGAACTTCATCGCTGTGAAGCTGCCGTCGGGTGCTGCAACAGCGGGATCGTTCAGCGTGATGTCTGCAAAGTCGGCGCCACCCTGTGTCTTGATAAGCACGGGCTGTGCAAATGCGATCTGCGCGCCATTGGCCCAGTCGACGGCCAAATAAACTTGGCTCGCTACATCGGATGCTGCCGATCCCGTAGTGACTTCCAGAAAAAACCGCCGCCACTGACCGTCCAGTCCGGAGCCCGTCATCGGCAAGTAGCTCCGCTCGACACTGGGTGCTGAGTTGTCCAGATCTGTGTCGATGAGCGCAAGAAAGCCGGTTGATGTTGGCGCGGCGCCTGCCACCAACTTGGCCCACACCGCCAACTTGTATCGACTGTTGTTTGCCAGCGGTGCGGCTGGAGAGGTCACAAGAAAAGCGTTGCCGTTGGAGGTAGTCGTGTAAATCACAGCGTCGCTCAACCCGGTTGGGCCTGTTGTCGGTCCGACACGCGTCAGATTCGGCCCCATAGCCCACCCGCCGCCATACGCACCAATTTCAATATTCCCAGGCAACCAATTCGGCGCGTGCCCCGGCAACGTCATATCGAACAACGACCACGCAGCAGCATCAGCAAAGTCCGTCGACCTCACCAGCAAATTCACCGCTGCGGCCTCCACCAGCGTCATCCCCGCCTCATAGCGCTGCACGTTCGGCCCCACCATCCGCACCACGCCGGCATCGTCGATGTACGTCGCAGCGCTGCCCCGCGCAAAGCTTGAAACCCTCGCCTGGTCCAACTTGTAGCGCCCCGGAAGCACCCGCTCCAGCGGTGCGGCAAAGCAGGGGTCAGGCAGGCCCGTCGCTTCTTCCCACTCCGCCAGCCGCGTCACCGTCGTCGCCGGCTGCCACTGCCGCACCGTCGCCGCAGTGAACTGATGGAACTCGTCGAACAACCCGGCCAGGCCGCGCAGCACACGCATCAGTGTCGAGTCCGGATCGCGTGGCCATGCGAAGCCGGTGGGCAGCAGATAGGCCAGCGCCTGAAGAAACTTGTCCATGTCAGACCACGAACGTCACGGTGCCCAGCGCGAGCAGGTGATCGAAACCAGCGGCCGTCCAGAGCCCGCCGCTGACGATGGCCGGGGCGACGAACGTATGGTTGTACTCCCCCGCCACACCGCTGATTACCTCGCCGGCATGGCTGAAAGGGATGCTGCCGCCTGGCACTGCCTCGCGCACGAAAAGGTCTTGCAGAGCGGCCAGAGCCGCCGACCGCGTCGCCGTGGTGTCGGGCGCCAGGCGGATCGTGAAGTTGATGACGTCCAGCGTCGGAATGATCACGAACAGCTCATCAGGCGGCCCGCGTTTCGGGTCGCGGATGTAGTCGAACACGCTGCTGCGCTGGGCGGCCGTCGGCAGGCCGGTCGGAGCGTTGCCGTCGGACATGATGATCACGCCCGCCGTCGTCGGCCCGGCCGGGTTGCGAATGCCCCAGGCCCGCGTGATGCTCGGCACCGCCAGGGCCCAACGTGCGTAATCGGCCGGGCTGCCGCCCATGGGTTCGTTGGCCAGCCGCTGCTGCAGGCGGTAGATCGCCAGCTCGTCGCGCTCCAGATCGGCCCCGCCGCTCATGCCGCTGACCGTATCGGCGACAAAGGCCGAGTCGATGCCCGTCACAGCGGACACCAGCGTCAGCGGACTGCCCGGTGTCAGGTTGCCCGCCGCACCCGCCACCAACGCCATCAGCGACGGCGTCACGATGCCGCCCGTGACGACGACGTCGACCGTCACGCGGTACTGCCGCCCGTCCTGTGTCTGCAGCAGCGTCCAGGCCGGGAGAATGGTCGACTCGACACCGGTGCCGGCCGCAGTGCCAAACGCCGCCGCCGCCTCCTTGCGCCGTAGTCCGTAGGTGTCAAGCCAGCCGTCCAGGAACTCGCCCACCGACTTGATCGGAATCGCCTGGCGCGCGATGAAGTCGCGCAGGTAGCGGTAGGCGCCGTGCAAGCCCATCGCCTGAACAAACGCCAGCGCCTTGATATTGCCTCGCGCCAAGTCGAGGTCCATTGCGCTGAGCGCGGCCGGGCTGCCCGTCTGCGACGCCTGCGCAAGGGACTGCTGCAGCAGCCGAGCGGCGTTCTGCGACAGCGTCGAGATGCTCGGAACTGGAACGTTCAACGGGGTCGTACTCACTGCATGCCCCCACGCATCAGGCTCGTGCCCCAGAGCACGTCATAGACCGGCTGCAGCTGGCCGGGCTTGTAGATCGCCGGGCGAACCGCCAGCTGGTTGTCTACCCATTCGGCGCCGGCTTCGATTCGGCTCGCGATACCGCCCCGTACCATCCACGCCAAGGCTTCCTTGGTCTCGAAGCGTGCTCGCTCCAGTACTTCGCCGGTCGTCTTGGTCGTGTAGCAAAGCCACAGGCCCGACCCCCATTCGTCGACCCGCGCGTCGAACGTATCGGACATGAATTCGTTGCCGACCCAGCCGCGCCGGTCGGTCTGGTTCAGCGGCAGCTTGTCGTCGCGGCCGGCGCGGCGGTCGGTGAACAGCGAAATGATGACCGCCGTCTGCAGCGTGTCTTCCAGCTCCAGCGAATAGGTCGCCAGCACGTCGGCATACATCTGCGGCGTACCGCTGGCACCGGTGTAGTCAGTCCATGGGTACGCCGCTGCAGGCACCGGTGCGGCAAGGCGCCAATCGAACGGCACGCTGAGCAGCGCAGCGGGCCGAATGCCTGCGGGCTGGGAACGAGTGGCAACATCAAACATGCGCCAGTCTCGCCAGACCTGCCCTTCAGGTCATGGTGAAACACTTCACCGCAAGCGCACTCGAAATCGACCTCAGGCAGGTCCGGCCGTGTTTGCTCCACCCGGCGCAATGCCCCCGTGAACATGGCTGCCGCCCACATTCACGCCGTTGTGCGTCAGGGCCGATGAATTCAGCGCAATCTCCTCCCTCATGTTCACGACCATTCGAGTCCCGTTGACTTCGACCACGCCGCCCGCCTTCAGCGTGATGCGGTGGCCTTCCTTGTGCCACAGCGCCACCTCATAGGCCGCCAGCTTGGGCCGCTCAGCCGTGCGGTCCATCCGCACCACGATCGTGTGCCCGTCGACGTGAAACACCAGCCCTTGCCCCTCCACCGGGTTGCCCGCAAAACCGTAATCCTGCCAGCGCTCCGCACCGTCCTTGGCATCGTTCTCGGACGCCTCGATGCGTGCTGCCTGCACCACTTTTCCCTCGACCAGCCCGCGCATTCGCGCCCGGCGCAATTGAACGTGCCCCATGTCAGCCGCCTCCTGAAGCGTTGTCGCCCGGCCCGCGCGGGCCGTGTGCGTGATTGCTGGTGTTGCCCCGATTGCCGAAGTTGCGGTGTTTTCGCCTGGTGTGCAGCGGCACCGTGTCATAGGCTTCAATCGGGCGCACCACCATCTCGGTCACGTCGCCTTCTTTCAGGTCGCAGGTTTGCTTCACGCTGGTGATCAGCCACTCGGCACCGTCGACGCCGGCAATGTCGTCATAGATCGCCACGCGTTGGTTCAGCGGCCATGGCTTGCCCCGGAACGTCCATCCCTCCACCACGTAGCGCAGGCCGTAGGCATGCCCCCGGCGCACACGCGCCGTGTGCTTCACCAGCGCCTCCATTTCAGCCTGCGTCGTGTTGCCGTCGGCATTGATCACCAGCGGCATATAGCGCAGGATCTCGTCATCCTTGGCGGAAGCCTTCAACCCGCGCGCCGTCTCGAAATCATCGGCACAGTTGCTCTGGCCGAACACGATGTATTCACTGTGCCGCTGCTCGTCCGTGCCGATATCGTCCATCGAAATCACGTTGTGGCCACGCACGATGGCGCCGTCGAACCGGTCCTTGCCCGCCTTCGTCAGCAGCAGCCGGCCCGCGTTGTCACGCGTCACCAACACGCCGCGCAACCGGGCTGCACGCGACAGCGCATCCACCACCGACTCGCCGTGGTACAGCTTGAAGTCCTTCAGTGGCGCGCCGATGTCCGTGTCGATCCTTACCTCCAGCCCGAACGGCGCCACCAGGTCCAGCGCAATCCGCTCCAGCGTCGCGTTGCGCCATTGCCCGCCCTTGTGTACCGCCGAACAACGCACCAGGTCGCCCGTACGGTCCCGCCCGATGATGCGCATGCCGCAGTCCTTGCCCCGGTAGAACGGTGCGGCCGTCAGCACATAACCGGTAATCACCAGCTCGTCGCCGATCCGCACCTGAACCACGTCCTGGCGCTGGATGGCGGGCGGCTCGCCCGGCAGCAAAGTGACCGGAATCTGGAAGGTCCCGGCAATGGCCTCCATGCTCCGGTCGACCTCGCTCTGCAGCCACCCCTCGTAAGCCTTGTTGCCGACCGTCACGCTGATCTTGGCCTCATCCCGCTCGTAGCGCTCGCCCTGCTTTGCCATATCAATCGTGCCTCATCACGCGCAGCGGAATACCGGGCGGCACCAGCAGCGGGTGGGTAATGTGCGGGTTCATCGCCAGAATTTCGTCGGCGTAGTCGGCCGTGCCGAACAGGCGATGGCTGATGTACCAGACCGGTTGCCAGGCTTGCGGCGTGTACGTGGTCATCCGCACCAGGTCACGCGCCCGGGATTGCACGTCTTTGAGCCCAGCCGTGTGCATGGCCATCACCGCGCTGTGCCAGGCACTGGCCGGCAAGGCGTTGGGCGCCGGCGCGTTCGATGCCGTCATCAGCAGCCGAATGCACTGGTCGTTCACCGCGCTGCGCATGCGCATCGCGTCGTCATAGCTGACCAGGTCAACCGCTGATGCTGCTGCGATGCTGGCCGAACTGGCCCCACTCGACGAACCCCCACCAGAACCTGAAAAATCCCGTGCCGTCGTAGCCCGTACATAAGCCGCCGTCGCCAGCGTTTCGAACAACTGATCCGACGCCGCCGTCAGCCGTGTGAGCTGCCGGCGTGCCGGGCTGTCCTGAACCACAGCCGACGGGTTGCCCCCGCCAAACATCACCAGCCCGGCACCCACGGGCGGCATCACAGACACTTCGAACGGCCTTCGAACCACCACCGAACTCATCACAAACAACCCGGAGAACGACGCTTGAAAACGACCGGCCAGCACCGACGGCAAATCGAGCGGCGTCGCAAACAGCGCCCGAATCCCCATGGCCAGCGCACGCGGTTGGTTGAGCAAGGAAGTGAACCGGCCCGACAACGATTGATACCCGGTGATCAGCCCATTGCCAAAGCCGGAGAGTGAACTCAATGCGCCCAACGAGCCCAACACGCCGACAGAGGCCAGCGACTTGAGCGATCCCAGTGAGCCGAGCGAGGCCAACGACCCGAGTGAGCCCAACGAAGCCAACGACCCCATCGAGCCCAATGCCCCCAGCGAATTCGCCATCCCACCGACCTTCGCCCACACCGCGCCGACGCTGCTCAACAGTCCCCCGCCTGCCGCATTGGCAACCCAGCCGGTCACACTGCTCAGGTCGAACTCCAGCGCAAACAGGTCGACTGCCGCGTCCATCGCCACTTCCGACGCTGCGATGGCCTCGCTCGCCGTATTGGCCACCCCCACCGGGTAGCGCCGTGGCTCGGCGCGCACGAACGAAATATCGAAGCGCGCCATGCCGCCCTCGGCCACCGTGTTTTCCTTGATGGTGAACTTGCCGTTCACGTACACGCGAACCGCGCCCACCGTCGGCAGCACCAGCACGCCCTCGCCGGTCAGCGCGGCACGCAAGCGCCGCCGCTGGGCGATGTAGTCCTCGCCGTCCGCATTGACGCCGATCACATACGCGCTGATCTTGATGTCGTCGGTCCCTTCACCCATGCGGAACACCGTCGGCAAGTCCTGAAACGGATACTCCCGCAGCACCACGTTGTCGCCCAGCGTCACCTCGTAGCCGTCGACCTGGAAAGGCACGTCCCGGAACGACGCCGGCAACAGTTGATCGGTCCAGCTGCTCATGGTTTCAGCCCTGCAGGGTTGGTGTTGCCCGCTTCGATGCGGAACATGGCGGGTTGCTGGGTGACAGTCGGTGTCACCAGAACACGCTCATCGGTGATCTGCACACCAATCTGCAGGCGCCCCTCACCGAGTTTGATCTCGGTCTGCTGGCCTTGCTTGAGCGGACTGGTGCCCGTGCCTGGCGCAGTGATCGCCATAAAGTCGTTTTGCGGCGGCGCATTGATGTCCAGGCGACGTGGATCGGTGAAGCCCATCCCCTGATAACCCGGCGCTTGCCGGCTTGGAACGACCACTGGTTGACTGACCAGTTCGCTACTCACCTGATCCAAACGGCGCGGATCCACGAAACCCTCGCCCCGGTGCCCCAGGCTCTTGCCCGTCGAACTGGAGATGCCTTTTTCACGGTCCATGGCGCGCAGCCGGTCGATGTCTGACTCGCTAGGGCCGGTCAACGCCTCGATCATCATCAGCGGGTTGGCTGCACCGACCAGCTTCCCCAGCAAACCCATGGCGCCCATCTTGGAAGCGCCCGCAGCGACGGTTGCCGCTGTCTTTGTGGCGCCTAGAAGCGTGGGGTACACCAAAGGTGCGGCTGCGGGCACTGCTGCAGCGCCCTTTGTCAGCAAGCCCTTCAAGCCGCCGCCGCCCACAAGCATTAATGCCGCACTTGCCACGCCAGCCGCTGCGGCCAGGCCGCCGACAGCCAACTTGGAAAACTCCAACGTCGACGAGAAGGAGGGGTACTGTTGATAGAACGACGTCGTCAACTCAGCAAACTTTCCGAGCGCAACATTGGCGCCGCCGACGGCGTCAGTCTGGGCAAACAGCTTTTCGTTGTCCGCCTGCTGCATTTTGAAATCGTTGGTGCTGGCGACCACCCGGTGCGCTATGTCGACAGCGCCGGTGCCGGCCGGTGCGGCGTATTCCTTGTGCACCTTGTCGAGCACGCCGGCCGTGTATTCACGATTGTTCGACAGGGCGAGGAAGCCCATCATGGACTGCTGGTTGTGGAAGATCTTGCCTGTTTCCGAGCCCTGCACCTGGGCTGACATCGACTCCAGGATCGAACGGCGGCCGGCCGTGTCTTCCTTGGGTGTCGCCTTCAGCTGATCCTGCAGTTTGGCGTACGCCGGATTCTTGGCGAGCTGTTTGTCCAGCAGATCAATCGTCGCGCTGACCTTGTCCACGCCCTGAGCCTGGTAGTCCAGATACACGTCGTCGATCTGCTTTTGCTTGCCGAGCTTGTCGCCTTTCTTCATGGCCTTTCCGCCGTTGAGCAGCTCCTTGGCCATGAAGTCTTTGAAGTGGGGCGTGTTCAGTTCGTTCAGCAAATCCTTCAGGTTGTTGCCGGCCTCGTCCTTCGTGCCGGCCGTGATGACGGAGGCCTGATTCCATGCCACCAGTTTGGCAAAACCTTCTTTGCCGGACATGCCCAAATTGCCACCCGCTGCCATCTGCTGCGGCAACCACTTCGCCATGTCTTTCAACTCGAAACCACCGGCCTGACCGCCCACCATCGCGCCACCGAGCAGCTTTGGCAACTCGCCCGCGTCGACTTTGAAGTTCTGGTTGGAACGAATGCCGATGGTGGCCAGCTCTTTCGGAGTGGCGGTTGAAGCGGTCGCGGCTTTCGTGATGCCCGGCAGCATTTTTATTGAATCCGCCAGCGACACGACGCCCGATGCCACGAGTGTATCGAGGGCTTCTGCCGACTGTTCGCGCGTGCCGCCGCCTTTGCGGGTTGCATCGGTGATCGATGCGTTCAAAACCGGAATGCCCGCAATGCGCCCCTTGACGTCTGTGTCTGCGTAAGCGGTATTGGCCATGTCTGCCAACTGGCGCCCGTAGGTCCGCTCCTTCTTCAACGGCTCCGCCACCACGGCCTTCGCCGCCTGGTAAGCCGCGAACCCGGCAACCCCCACTTTCCCCAACGTCATGGAGGTCGCCGCGAGCCGCGATGCCTTGCTCTGCGCCTGGTCGACCGAAGCCGCCAACTGCCGCATGTACCCAATCTGCCGCTCCGTGCTGGTGTTGGTTCCCACCTTGCTGATCACCCGGTCCAACGCCGAGAACTTGTCGGTCGCTCCCGTGATGGCCCGTTTCATTTCCTCCGCGCTGCGCCCCGTCTTGGCGCTCAAGGCGTTCCAATCGGTCAGCTTGGAGTTGGTGCCGGTGATCGTCCCCTGCATCACCTTCTGCGCCTCGGTCAGCGCCTTGGCATCGGCCTGCGCCTTGGCGGCAATGTTCGACGCCAGGTCGATGAAATACCGCAGCTTCAGTTCACGCATAACGGGCTACTTCTTTTCCAGCTCAGTGGCCAACCACCGCAGGCGCGCCAGCGGGAGCGCCTCCAGCGTAGTCGGTGAGCATTGCAGGGCCAGACTCAGGCGCAGCAGCAACCGCTCCCACCCCTGCAGCCTGGCCCACGGGCTGTGGGGAGGCGGGGGCAGTGCTCTGCGCCTTGCCCGAGGCCAGCGCATCGAACTGCGCTTGTGTCATCAACCCATAGCGCACCTCTGCCGCCAGCGTGATCAAAAACACCCGCTCCTCAATCAGCCCGAAATCATGCGTGCTCAGCCTGCCGACCATGTCCAGGTCGATCAGCCCGGCGTCGATCTTCACACCATCGCACTCGAAAGCCTCTATGTGCTGCACCGTCAGCGCCAGGCGGAAATCCGCGTCGCTGGTGAGCAACTTGTGCACGCCACCGACCAGCACAATGCGCTCGGCCTGCCGGGTCGCTGTACGCTCATGCGCCACGGTGGTTTCGCGCAACCGAACGATTTGGTATTTGATCGGCTTGCCGTTGCTGGTCAGCGGCAGGCCGTCAACCAGAAGCAACGTGAACAGGTCGGCAATAGGAGCGATGGGGGCAGGTGTGTTGGGTTCCATGCCCCCAGTGTTCCGGGCATCGCGTGCCGGGTCACGGTGAAACGTTGCACCAGAAAGCAAAGAACAAAGCAAAAGGGCCGGTGATCGCTCACCGGCCCTTTTGCATGTTCAACCGGCGCGCGCCGGTCAGTGGCGCATCACAACCACTGAGGCGCTGACAACACGTTGAACGTCACCTCGACCGAGCCAGCGCCAATCTCCCCCATGCTGCCAAAGCCGCAGCGCGGCAGCATCACGCGCCGACCGGTCACCTGGTCAGTCGCCGTCACTCGTGCGTCGGTCACTGTCGAAAAGTCGGTTGGTGCCTGGCCCTGGCCAAACTGCAGCTTCAACTTGAAGATCGTTGCCACGCGCTTGCGCGACGCAAAGTCATCACCCGACCCGGCCGTGGGCACCACGGTGTTTTCCCATCGTGCGGCGCCCGTCAGCACGCCCGTGCCATCTTCGAACGCGACCGGGGCACCATCGACCGTGATCGCGTCGACGTGAAAAAGCATCTTGTCAGTTGCCATGTGGTGTTTCTCCTGATGTGGTGTTTAAAGGGCGTCGCGCACTCAGACCGTGCCGCCGACGTAGTAGCTGGTGATTTCCGTCTGGTAGTGCTGGGTCACCAGCACCGGCTCGTCGACGACCTTCAACTTGCCGTTGGCACCGTCTACCTCGACGATCAGCGTCTTCTTGTAATAGTCCATGTTCTGGCACATGCCCACGTCCATGAACACCTTGTAGATGCCGATCATGATTTCCTCGCCCAATTGCTTGGTCATGATCCGCTGGCCCGGAATCGGCTCGGTGATGTACGCCGCCAGCTTGTAGCCCTGGTACTTGATCTGGAACTCGGTGCGGTTGAACCAGCGCTTGTAGCTGCTGGTCTTGATCCAGCACAGCTCCGCCATGCTGCGGTCCGCCGCGCCCGCCGTGCTCATTTTGTAGTTGGTCACCATCCGCAGCAACGTGCCGGTGTTGTCCGCCGCAATCACCAGCGGCGAGCCGCCCAGCACCAACATGTTGTTGAGCTGGTCAATCGTCCAATGGTCGCCCGTCTTCGGCCCCTTGTAGCCCACCAGGCTGGCACCCGTGTGCGGCACCGCCGGGTCGATGGCGGCCATGCTTTCGATCACCGCCCCCGCCATCGCCGCCGTTTCCCACGGGTTGGTCATGTCCTTCGTCACCGCAATGGTGTGGACGTGGCCGCTGTTGCGCGCACTCAAAAAGGTGGTCAGCGCGGCTTCGGAACCGCGCACGCAATTCACCACAGCACCATCGGCCATGTTGTTGGCCAACCAACGCGCGGCCAGTTCGGTTTCCAGCAGCCCGAGGCTGGTGCTGTCGGTAAAAGGGCAGACGATTTCGGTCGCGCGGTACAACTGCATCGCCACCACCACGGGTGTCACATCGGGCGCCACGGCGCCTGAGGTCATCGGCGGCGTCGTCAGGGTCAAGCCGTTGGGCAGGCGGTCATCCCAGTAGTAGGTCGAGCGCACGTCGATATCGTTGCCCGTCGGGCCGCCCCACTTGGCCGTCAGCACCACGCTGCCCGCCGCGCCTGCGCTGGCAATCACTTGCAGCTTGGGCTTGGCATTGATGGCCGCGATCAGTTTGCTGGCCGCCGTCGCTGCCGTGTCCGCCGTCGTCACCCCCACGCTCACGCGCTCGCCGTGGATGTAGAGCATCACTTCACCCGGCATCGCCACATTGGCGCCGGCGTTGACCACCACCACCGTGGTGCTCGCAGCCACCGCCCCGGTACCGACGGCAATCACGATGCAGTCAATCGGCAGGCCCAAGTCCGCGTTGGCCTTCGCCGCACGCCACATCGCCAGCAGTTGCGAGCCCTCACCAAAGCGGTCGATGGCATCCGCCTCGGTCGTCACCGTGGTGATGGTGTTCACCGGCACGCTGCCGGCCGTGAGCTTGTGCCCGACGATCAGCAAGCGACGCGGCATGCCGCGCAGGCCACGAATGGCGCGCGAGAAATCGTTCTTCACGGCCACGAAGGGCACCAAGAAGTTCAGGCTCAAAAGATTGGGAAGGGCCATGTTGAAAGCTCCGTAAAAGTGGGTTTGATCGGGGTTTGAAGCGCGGCGGGCGGGTCTTTACATCTCGCCCCAGAACAAGTCGCCATCGTCGATGCGGCGCAGCGTCGTCACCGTCACCGTGACCGGCGTCGGCTCGCCGGGCTTGAAATAGGCGTTCGTCTCGTTGTTGATCAACAGCACGCCCAGTGCCGTTTTGACATGCGCAATCGTGCCCAGGGCGCGCGTTTCCTTGGGTGCTGATGCAGTGGGCGCGATGGGCGCAGAAACCTGCGCAGTGGGTTCGTTCACGGGCGTCGTCGAGTCGATCTTTGTTGCCATGGTTGGGCTCCAGTTAGGTGGGGGAAAGAATCGCGCTGGTCACCACCAATGGCGTACCGGCTGGGGCAGGCGCAGCGGGCACAACGCCCGGCCGCATGGTTTCTGTGATCTCGACGCGCAGCAGGTCGAACAACTGGGCGGCCGGCACGTTGGCCTTCACGTCTTGCTCCCACTTGAGCATCCAGAGCGCCTGGCCCTTCTGGTCGACGGCGCGGCCGTACAGGTTCTCGCAGGTCGCGTCATGCTCCAGCGGCGTGATCTGCAGCGGCGTGTCCAGCGTGGCAGGGTTCCAGGCCGTGAGCGCCAGCGACACCCGGTCGGCCAGGTTCATGGCCCCGCCCAGCCGCTTGGCGCGGTCGACCGCTTTGAAGGCGACGAACGCGGCCATCTGCACCGAGCGCACATTGCGCCCGACCAACCGGCTGGTGCTCGGCGTCGGGCTCCAGCCCAGCACGGTGACGAAGATCGCCGGGCAGGCGTAGCTCGTGAAATCAATCTCCGCGCTGGAAAACTCGCCGCCGTAGGCGCGCACGTCCAGCACTTCCTGTTTGGTGAACATGCCGCGCAGGTACGCCACGGTCGCGTCGAGCAGAACGGCGCTCATGGCACGGACCACACTTGCCACTCGGCCAGGCCGGGATTCGACCCCGATGTCGTCGTCTGGAATTTGACTGAAGTGAACGTGCGCGCAGCAAAATTAATTTTGGTCGCCGCGCCTGCGTTGTCAATCCCGGAGACGTTGACCGTGCTGCCGTCGCTGAACGTCAACACACCGCCTTGCACGAAATCGGACGTATTGCTGCGGTCGAAAAACGTCATCGAGTCAGACGTGACGGGGCTCGACCATGTCAGCGTGACCCACGGGTTGGCCTGCCCGCTTGACGCCCACTCGGTGGCCGTCGAACCATCGTTGACGTTTGCCGCTGCGTAGCTGCCGCTATAGCTGCTCGATGCCGTGGCCGTCGCGGTCCGCGCCAAGTTCATGGGCTGCAGCACCAGCAACGCCACCGCTGCCGCCTGGATCAAGCTGATGCCGAGAGAAATTTGCATGTCAGTACAACGCAATCATGTTGACGGCCGAAGTGCCCGTGGCATTGATGCGTTTCACCCGCACCGGCAGTACCACGCCCGCAGGCACAGCGACAAACTGCAACATCGAATCATCGGCCATCACCACCGTCACGTTGCCCGTGCCGCCGACGTAGACGCCGCGCGTGATGCGCGGCAGGGCGATGGTGTCGCTGGGTACGACAACGCTCCCGCCCGCCGCCGAGGACGTTGGGCCGGTGTAAAGATCGTCTAAAGCTGCCATCGGGTGTTCCTAAAAATTGCGTGCGGTGCTCATTACAAAGCCCTGATTTCTGCAAGAAGAATGTCGCCAATGCGGCGCTCATCGTCAGGCTTCAGGCCCAGCACCGGCCTGGCCGTCATCGTGAAGCGATGCCCATGCCGGCCTGTCTCGCCACCAAAGTGGTGGATGGCCGAATAGACCAGCGCCGAACCGATCTCGACGCCGTTGCCAGGCAACTGATAGGTGTAGCTGTCGTACAGGTGATGCTTGTCGCTCAGCGTCTTGCCGCGACGTTTGATCGCTGCTGCGCTTTGCGGCATCGGCGAACCATCCGCCAGCTTTTGCCCATGAATGTTGTCCTGTACCTCGCCCAGCAGGTGTTCACCGATCTCACGCCGTGCAGCACCGAAACGCTTGAGGTCCAGCAACGCCAGGCGCTGCAAGTTGGCGTAAATCGCCTTGTTGTCAAACGTGGCCGTGATGCCGGCCACCTTGACCGCGCCACCCCAGACTGAATAGGCGCCGCTCATCGCGCCCGCCTGTGGGTGTCCCAGTTGAACCCGCTTATCGCCTGGCCGGTCTTGACACCGCCGCTCGCAGCCACCGGCATGCCCGCGACGCCCGCCAGCTTGGCGCGGCCCATGGCGATGTCTTTCAGCCAGGTCTTCCAGTCGGCACAGCACTTGTCCATCCGCTCGGTAGCGTTGTCGCTGTCATCCGCCAGGGCGCAACGCACCAGCGCCAGGCAGCATTCCTCCAGCGTGCCCGCGTTGGCCGTCTCGGGCGGCAATGGCAGCGCAACAGCGGAGCGCAGATAGCCGTCCATGAAGTTGCTTTGCGTGTCCAGCTTGCGCAGCAGGCGCGCCACGGCGGCCGTCGCTGCCGCGCGCTCGTCGGCCGAAGGCGCCCCGGTCCACACGCCCGCCAGCGCATCCGTCAGCAGCACGGAGTTCAGCAGGTGCTGCTCGTCTGCAAGGTACTGCACGGTTTCGTCGAGCCCGAAGGACTCGACGAAGCGTGCTGGCGTAGCGTAGGGCATGGGGCGGCTTTACTTTTTGGGGATGGTCTTGGCGACAGGAGCCAGTGCTTCACCCGGCTTGTCCACGGGGGCCAGTTCCGCCGCGCCGCAGTCAATCAGCGGCTGTGCTTGCGCCTTCGGCATCTCTGGCATATCGGCGCCCGCGTCTTCGTTGGGGCCGTAGCGCACACCGTCATGCTCGATGGCGCTGAGTGCGATCAGTGAAATTAGAAGAATCTTCGTGGTCATTTGGAAACACTCCAACAATGAAAAAAAGGGGAAAGGTGCGAGGCCATCGGGCCCCGCACCGCGTCACAGTCGGTCGGGCTTAGGAAACGACGTTCTGGAAGAAGTAGCCCAACTGCCCGGCGCTGACCACTTCTTTCAGCGATTCACCGCAACGCACCAGCTCGCTGCCGCGCAGGCCCGTCTTGGGCTCGTTGATGTTGCCGGCCACCTTGTTGCCAAACTGCGCGGTAAAGCCGAAGGTCGGTTGGCCCGTCATGGCCGCCATCACGTCACTGTAGATAAACGATGCATGCTTGCCCCAGACACGCGCATTGACTGCCGCCTGGCCTTTACGTGCCGTGTTCAAAAAGCTGCCGCCGACCAGCACCTGTTTCACTTCCAGCACGGCCGCGAGGGCTTCGTTCGTCACCACACCACCGGTCTGGGCCGTGCCATACACCGCCTGCACGATCTTCGGGTGTTGCCGCAGCCCGGTCCACGCCGCTTGACCAAAAATCGCAATGTTCGGGCGCAGCAAAGGGATGTCGAGCGCGGCGAGGATGGCGCTCAACGGGTTCGAGTTGGCGTAGTCACTCCATTGGTTACTGCCCGACAGCGTCGCCTGATTGGCCGCCGGATAGGTCGCCGCATTGAACACGCGGCCGGCCACACGCACTTCACGGTCGAGCTGGATCAGCCCTTCCAGGAACATGGTGCTGACCACCATCGGGTTGATCGGCCCGCCCGTCGCTGGCTTCGGCATCGCGGCCCAAGCCTCCATTTCATCGTTCGGCACAACGTCATCCAGGCCGTAGTCCAGCGTTTCGTCGTTCATGGGCACGCCGTTGAAATCGACCTGCGTTGGCTGGCTCTTGCGACCGACCAGCGTGCGCGGCACCGTGTAGCCCTGGGCCGGGTCATACGCGGTCCAGGTGAACTTCTTGGCCGTCGGCACACGCGGCATCACCAGCTCGGCGATCAGCGTGTGCGCCGGGTTGCGGTAAGCCATCGCAATGGCGGTCAACTCTGGATTGACGGGGAAGGCGGTAGTTGCCATGTGGGGCTCCTTGCGGGTTCAGTGTTCTGGGGAAGGCGGGGAACGAAAAGACAGCGGGGGTCGGGCTATCAGCCCTGCATGAAGCCGGGTTCGAGAATCACGCGAATCACGTCGCCAGGTGCCGTCGCCGGCTCATCTGCGAAACCGACGTAACGCGCATTCACACCGGCAGCGGGCGCGGCGGTAACGCCCCGGCCCACAGCGTCGGACGTGACTGGTGCGCCCAAGGCAATCGCGGCGCCGGCCTCGACCCAGACGATGCCCTGACGCACCACATCGACGCGGTCACCGGCAGCCGCCGACAGTTCATTGACCACGCCGATGATTGCGTCCGTCGGGGCGGTGGTCAGCGCCACGTTCAAGAGGCCGATGCCGAACTTGACCAGGCGGTTGATCGGAATCGCGACATCGGCGATGTAGTTGACGCTCAGTATTTGGTTTGCCATGGAAAACTCCTGAAGTGATGAAGGTGAAAGGCTGAAGCTGGAAGGGGCTCAGCCCTTGGTCATGAACTTGGCAACGGCGTCAGGCAACTGGACCGTGATGCCCTTGGCAGCCTGCTCGGCCATGAACGCCATGGCCTTGACCGACACGGCGGCCGGATCGCTCGACATGTCCGGGTTGTCGTTCTCGCTGGTGGCCGTTTTGCCCAACTTCACCACAGCCTTGCGGCTGGCAACGAAGTCGCGGAAGAAAGCGGCGGGAGACTTTTTGGCTGACTTGCCGTCCGATGCGCTGAACGAAAACTCGACCTCCACGTTTTCGATAGCCGCCATGAATTCGTTCATGCCCACGGCCTCGGCTGGCGTCACGATGCCCTGCGCGGTCAGGCCATCGACTTCGGTCTTGATGCGTTCCGCTTGGCGCTCGTTGCGCAGCTTCGTCAGCTCCGCCGCTTGCGCTGCGAAGGTGACCGCTGCCTTGTCATCCGCTGCCTTGCCAGCCGCAGCGGCGGCGGCATCGAGTTGCTCTTGCGTGAAAGTCGTCATGAGATTTCCGGTGGGTTGGTGTTGCGAATAGCGCAGGCCACCGGTGTCGGTGTCTGCTTCCTGGAACTGGATGCGCGCCTGTGCGGCCGACTCGATTGCGCTGTCGATCTGCCACTGCGGCAGCGCGGCGTCAGCGGCTGCTATGCCTTCCTTGGCGATCAGCTGGTCACGCAAATTGCGCAGCAGCTTGGCGATAGATTCAACGGCCCACACGAGGCTGTAACCGGGCGCGGTGAACTCCATCGCATCCGCGCCTTCAGCGGCGAAGCTGACGGCCTTCAGGCCGTCGATGGCGGGCGGTGCGGCACCGAGCCAGCCGACGTGACGCACACGCCAGCCGTGGGCCTTGTCGGGGAACACAGAGACCGAGCGATTGCGGTACGCGCCGCTCGCGACGCCAGCTTCGAAAGCGGGGTTGATGTCAGTGAACTTGGCAAACAGCGAATCGCCATCGCGCTTGTATTCATCGACCCATGCGTAAGCCGGATCTGTTTCCTTGGGATGACCGATGACCGCAGGCGCTGCGCCCAGGGAGTGGTTTGCGACCATCTGATCGAGGTCGGCGCGGCTGAACGTGCACTGCTCGCCTTTGCTGGCAGTGTGCGTGCCAGCCTTGAAGACCTCGACCCAACCCGCAAGGCCAGTCACGGTAGTGTTGGGCGGGGTCGAGGTCTTCGCGGTGGGGAGTGCGTTGGCTTGAGGCATGACCGCACTTTGCCGACGCATGGCTGCGCGGTCATGGTGAAACGCTTCACCAGACCGGCTGTAATCTGAAATCGAAGGAGAGGGCCTACAAGGCTCTGGGGGCCTGCACAGCCCCGGATGTAGGGGCTAGGCCGTTACGCCGTTTTTAAACGGGTTTGTGGCGGTTTTAAACGCCTTGCAAACCGTTAGGCTTGCCTGCCGCCAAGCCCGAACGGATCGTTGGCATGTCCGGCATGGCTTTGTGCCGGTGCGATCAGTGCAGGCTCGTCGAACAAATCCATCGTAGCAGTGTCCACATCGCTGCCGTGCCCATGCACGATGTTGATCACATGGCGTCGGCTGTAGCCCGTCGCTTCGGCGGTTTCGTCCACCGTCAGACCCTGCTCCCGGCACAGGCGCACCTGGTCATGCCGCAGCACGCGCAGGTACGCATCGCCCTTTGGCAGGTTGATCGTCTCCCCGCCGAACTCTGCGACCAGCCGGCCGAACGCCTCCATGCCCATGGCCATCCGCAACGGGTGATCGTCCCGCACTGTTTTCGGCACCGACACCCGCGCGCCGCCGTGCTGGCCGATCAGGCGCATGGCATCCGCATCGCCCAGCACGCGCGCCAAGTCGCGCAATGCGGCGGGCAACGCTTCGGGTTGAACGGATGGCGCAGGCACGGCCATGGTCATCCCAACAGTCCGCCGGATGCCCGCTCCGGAGGAGCGTCAACGCGCTCGGCCCACGACTTCAGGTCTTCGATCAACTTGCGCAGCTGCTGCGCCGTGGCGAAGCGCAAGGCATCCAGCTGGCCAAGCTCCAAACGGTGCTGGCCATCGTTGATCTGCCGCTTCGCCCACACCTCGATGGCCTGGTCACAAGCGATGGCATGCGCCGGCCGCGCCACCGCCTTCACGTCCGCCAGGGCGTACCACATCGCGCGCAGCTTGCGGTGCTGCGGATCGCGCAGCGGCATGCCCGATGCGGGCTTGGCCTTGACCGTGAAGCCCAGCAGCTTGAAGCGCTTGAGCACCACGTCGCGCTGCGCCGCGTCCATTGCGGCTGCACTGGTCTTGCCGGTCAGCTCGCGCAGCAGGTATTCATAGTCCTCGCGGCTGTAGCCAAGGTGCGCCTTCCCGATGTGGATCAATGCCAGCTCGCGCTTGCGGATGGCGTCGGCATGCGGAGTCACGGTGTGGCTTTCATGGCCGCAATGGCTTTGGCAACCTCGTCCGCAGTCTCTTGGACCTCAACCGTCTTTCCGTCGAATGTCTTGACGTAGGCGCGAATGCCGTGCCAGTGAGACGATGCCCCGGCTTCCGTCACCTGTGCGATGGCGGCAGGCGCGAAGTAGGTCGTGTTGCCGTTAATTCCTGTCAGCTTGATCACGATGCACTCCCTCCCAACAGCATCGGCCCCAGCCACCAATTCCACAATCCGACCAGGCTCGCCAGCGTGAATACCAGCTGCTGCACCAGCAACCCGCGGAGGCTGCGGCGCACGCTGAAAGCGATCCAGGTCGCGTTGCTGGCCAAGAAGGCACCGAACCCCCACGCCGGGTGGAACTGCGTCGCCAGGAGCATCGCCCCGAGCATTCCGCACAGCGCACCGAGCCATTCAATCCAAGTGTTCATAAAGCCCTTTGTGAAGCGCCGACAACCGACGCTTTAAAAAAAGCCCCGACGACGGAGCGCCGGGGAAAAATCGGTTGCCGGGCGTACCGGTCCCACTCGATCAGGGAGGAAAGGTTTTCAGAACATCACGCCGCCACATCCAGATTGACCGGGCAGTACTCGCCCGAGGTCTCATCACGCTCGTAGAAGCGGATGTAGGGCTTGGTGCTCGCGACTTTCATGCTGTCGCTGATGGCCGTCATCGCCCGGTGCCACTTTTCATCGTCGATTTCAAGACGGCGCAGACCGAGCACGCGGCCGGTGGAAATCTTGCCGGCCTGGTCAACTTGGAAAGCGTCGTTCACCAGCACCTTGATGTTCGCGTTGCTGCCTTTAGCCCAGACCTGAATGCACTCGTCGATCAGTTCCTTGGCTGCCTGCAGGCGCTCGTCGAACACGATCGTCTCCTGCATCTGGCGCACCACCTTGTGCTTGCCGTCGAAGCTGATCAAGGTCACATTGCCCTTCTTGCCGCCGTGCTTCACGTCGTACAGGTCCAGGCTGCGCGTCACAAAGTCGCTGACGGCCTGCATCGCCGTCACCTTGAATGCCATCAGGCGTGAGCTTTCCAGCTTGGCCTGGGCGACCAGCTCGGTCACGACCTGGTCACGGTCCTTGTCAATCGCCTTGATCTTGCTGACGGGCACCAGCGAGCCGTTGGCGTCTGCCCAGTAGCCTGCGGGAATGGTTTTCTCGGTCATTCTGGATTTCCTTCTTCGTTGGTAATGGGGGTGGTGCGCGCCTGTTTTGCTGCGGTCTCGGCCTTCATGCGGCGCACGGTCGGGCTGTCGGTCTTGGGGCCTGCGGGCACAGCCTCACGCGGTATGGCCAGCTCGATCAGCGCTGCGACCGTCTTTGCCCCGGCCTCACTGGCCCGCCCGCGCTTCGCTTGTTCCTGCTCCGCTTCACCCGCTGCCGCTTGCCGCTCGGCAATGCGCATCAGCACGCCGTACAGGTAGCCGTTGCCTTCCAGCGGCAGCGTCAGCGTGCCTTTGTCGGCGGCATCGAACACGCCCTGAAACGCGGCCGTCCAGTTGTCGCCCGTTACCGCCCAGTGCCGCCCCTTGCGCTCGATCACGCTGCGCTGCACATCGGGCACCAGCTCGGCCAGCAGCTTGCCGATGGTTGCCATGCGCAGGCGCTGCTTGGCCGGTTTGAACAGGCGCAGGTAGCGGATCACGAGCCCACCCATCGGGAAGCTCGTCGTGATGACCTGCGCGATCAGATGACGCACCTGGTCGTCGTCAATCATTCGGTGCAGCAGCACGTCCAGGCTCTCCTCTGCGCCGCAAACTGGGCAGGTGTTGAGCATCAGGGCGCTCACAGCGACACCAGCGATTCGTCAATCACGGCAGGATGCTGTGGCAGCAGCAAATACGAGTAGCCGGGCGGCGCAGCGCAGGTGATCGTCACACCGAACGTCGGGGGCTCTCCGCAGAACGACTTCCGCCGGACCATGCCGTTTTCAAGCAAACGCGCGGCCATGCCATTGACGACACCTGACGTTTCACCAGGGAACAATTTGCTGCGGATGTAGCGCAGGCTGGAGTAGCCGCCTGACTTCACCAGGTACTGCCACAGCAGCAGCGTGTTGTGATCGATATGCCGGCCCATGTCAGCGCCCTCCCAATCGAACGGACAACCAGCGGCGCAACGCGCGCCACACACTGCGCCGTGGCAGTTGCGTGATGACGCCTGGCGCAAAGAAGTAGCGGCCGTTCATGACGCGCTCCCAACACGCTTGGCAGTGATGCGCGTCGCTGCAGGGTGCAGGGTCAGGGCGGCAATCGCTGCGGCCGTGGTCGAGACGTACAGGCCATTGATGGCCAGGCGCGTGCCGGCAACCACCAGGCGCACCCGGCAGGGAATGAGTACCGTAGCCATCACTTCACCCCCTCAGTCCGTGGCCGGGCCAGCGTCAGCACCTTCTGCGCGATGCGATGCACCAGATCAGCCGTCAGCGTATGGCCAGGGCTGATGCCGTAGTCCCGCAGGGCCGGCAACAGGTTTTCATTCAGCACCCGTGCGCTCCCATCGCAGTACGCCCACAGCGCGTCGATCACCTCATCCGCCACGTCCGGCACTTCGGCCAGTGCGGCGCGTACCATGTCGTCGGCGTCGTCGCGGGTGATGCACTCGATGGTCTTCGGCCACATGCCGACACGGCTGCGAATCTGGTCGAACTGCCCGTGTTGCGGCTTGATCAAACTCGTCAGCTTCTCCGTGCCGATCAGCACGATGCCCACGGTCGCCATGTCCCGAATGCGCCGCAAATACTCCAGCGCGCTGCTGCTCATCCGCTCCGCCTCGTCGACGATCAGCACGTAGTTGGTGCCGCGCAGCACGCGCACCAGCTCGCGAAACTTGAAGTCCAACCCCTTCGGCACCGCGTTGTTCAACTGCGTCAGCAACTCGGTCAGCAGCACGCCCGGCGTCATGCTCGGGCTGGACTCGACGAACAGCGTCATCGGGTGCGTCGTGCGGTATTCCTTGGCAAACCTTGTCTTGCCGACACCCACATAGCCCGTCACCACACCGAAGTTCTGGTGCTTGCGGGTCCGCTCAAACACCACCTGCATCAGCTTGTGCACGCTGCCGCGCACATAGCCTGGCGTGCCGTCCTTCATGCGATCAATTTCGGTCTCCAGCACCGACAGCACCTGGTTCAATTGCCGGGTCGGGCTGCTGACGTACTTGCCGCCCAGAATCTGGCTCAGCGTGCCGCTCGGAATGCTGGATTTCTTGCTCAGCCAGGCGCGTGATTTTTCGTTGGCGTCTAGCCAGCGCTTGATGTTGTCGATCTTGCTGTGGTCTTCGGCGGCGTAGGCAGTCGAGTGCTCTTGTGTGCTCATTGGTCATTCCTCCATGAAAGTAAGTCGATATCCACCACGTTGTTGGTGGGCGGTGGCGGTGGTGCGGGTAACAGGGGTTTGAGGGACTCGATGGCCGTGATCTGCGTCTCGGCATCGACGGGGTCATTGCGGCGCGCGCCGACCTCGTCGACCTTGCGTTGCAGGCGCTTGAGCTGCCCTACAGCGCGGCGGTCGCGGCCTTCCTCCAGGCGACTGGTGGGCAGCACACCGATGGTTTTGACCATCTTGGCTTCGACCACAAAGCGGCCCTTCTTGTCGAAAATCCACACCAACCCGTCGTGGTGCAGGTCGTATTCCACGTCCAGCTTTTGCGCGTCGAACAGGGCCAGCGCCTCGGCGTAATAGAAGCGGTTGTGCAGGCGCACGGTCTGCCGGTGCACGGTGCATTCCTCACGCGGTCGGGCAATCGCGGCCATGTCCATTTCCACACCGACCGGGCGCAGCTCTGCCCACACCTGGGCCGGCGTACGGCCGTCGAGCTTGTCTTGCGGCATGTCGTGGTAATGCTCCAGCCAGCGCGTGAAGCTCTGCACGTAGTCGCGCAGCGGCGGCAGCACGCGCCGGCCCATCGCCAGGTCAGCACTCAGGCGGCGGTTGGTTTCCGGCGCCATGTCGTCGCCGCAGTACACATTGCCGCCGGCAAAGAACTTGTCATGCTTGTCCCGCGCCGTGCGGAAGAACCGCTCGATCCAGCCCTTGCCGTGCGGATTGCCCGGCAGCGCGCCGATCAAACCGATGTCGAAGCGGCTGTAAAAACCGGTGCCTTCTTCGCTCAACAGCTTGGAGCGGTAGCCCGGCCCCCGGTCCACGTACACCCAAGCGGGCACATGGTTATGCACGCGCATGGCATGGCTCAGGGCGAACATGGTGGAAACGGTGCTTTCCGATTCCGACAACCACCAGCCGCAGATGAAGCTGCTCTTGATGTCGATCCAGCACGTCAGCTCAGGCCGGTACGGCTTGCCGGTGTTGGGGTGCGCCACATAGCAATCGGCCGTGTGGCCGTCGCCTGCATAGATCTCGCCGACGAGCACTTCCGCCAGGCTGCGCCGTTGGAATTTCTGCCGCGTCAGGCGGTGCAAATGGGCACCGACACGTGCCGGACTCAACTTGCCCAGGGTCGCAGGCAGCGCCTTCAAATACCGCGCCACGCGGCTTTCGTTCACGTCGGCAAATCCTTCTTCGATCAGGCGCGATGTCACGTCTGCATACCCTGGCTTTGATGGCGTATTGAAATGCGTGACCGGGCGAACTTCCCAGCCGTAGTCCTGCCGCACGCGGCCGGTGTGGGCGGGCAGCAACGCGGCCTTGCCCCCCTTGATGTAGCCCGAGAGCCAGCGCTTGAGGGTCGGGATGCTGCAGCGCTGCGCGCCCAGCAGGCTGGCGACGTGCAGGGTGCGCGTGTCGGCGCCGCCGCTGTCGAGCTGCGCCTTGAGCAGCGCGGCGGCGTGGTTGATGCTGGTGCCGCCGTGGACCAGCGCGGCCAGGGGCGAAACCAGAGACTCGCGCAGCCCGGCAATGCGACGCGCGTTCTCGCTTGCGCTGTCCCACAGGTCCAGATCGGGGTTCAGCGCGGCAGGCAGATCGCTCATTTGCCGAACGTCTTGTGTGAGTTTGAGGAGGGCGCCCATAGGTTCACCAGGTGAGGGTCTTCGGGGACTCAGGCCTGTGGCGCTTCGGGTGCCGACTTCGGCCGACCTTTGCCGCGTGGCTTGGCTTGCTCGCGCTCATGCACGCGCAGTGCAGCCTCGTGCTGGTGCGTCGCGGTCAGGCGCGCCCAGTCTTCGGCGATGACCTTGATTTCTGCCTCGTCCAGGTAAGCCATGGATGACGCTGGCCTGTCCAGGTTCTGGCCCTCGTCGCCCAGGGCGGTGACGAAGCTGCCGATCAGCCCGTCGAGCTGCACGCGCAGGGCGACGGCACCGGAGAGCGCCAGCCGAAGCGAGGGGTTGACCCATGTCGTCGCGCCTTCATGCGCCACCATGCCGGTGATTTCGACACCGAGCGGGTAGAGCGCGCTGATGGCAAGCTCTGCCTTCTTCACCAGCGATGCAGCTTCGGCACGCGCATCGGCGATGACCAGCGGCACGCCTGCGTTGTCTTCTTCGTCACGATTGCGGCGACGCAGTTGCTTGGCGAGTCCGTCGCGCTCCGTCACGGCCGTATCGCGTTCGACGGACAGGTCGGTGTGGGCGGCGCTCAGGTCGCGGATGCGCAGGCGCAGTTCCCGGACGCTCAGGGTGGAGAGGTCAACCGATTCGCCGTCGTCGTCCAATAAATCGGCGATGACTTCGGCGTCGGCACCAGCCAGAGCCAGCACATGGGACTTGGGCAAGGTCAGTAGCTCGGTGCGCTGACTCTCGGGCCATGCAGTTGCGAACTTCGCCATTTGCATCAGTTCCTGTGCACGGCGTGGCGACAAGCCGAAGGTTTCAATAGCCGCAGCGAAGTCGCCATGTGCCACCTCGCCCTTGGCGCTCAGCAGCAGATAACCGGCTTCGACACCCAGGCGTGCAGCCATGTTGAAAGAGACCACAGCGCGACTGATACGGTCATTTACGGCACCGCTGATCACGATGCCCATTTGCTGTGCTGCGATGGCGTCAGCTTCGGTAAATTCAGTTACGCGGACTGTTCGCGTAATTGTTTCAACGACTTCGGTAGTCTGCTTTTTTGTCATGGTGGTTCTCACTTCAGCCCGAGAGCGGCGGCAACTTGATGGCCTTCGCCGTAGAGACCTTTGTTCACGCCCCGGATCACCTCGCTCACGGTCCGGTACTTGAAACCGTTACGCGATGCGTACTCTTTCAACGTCCACCCCTTGGCATAGATCGCCTGTTTCGCCCCTTCAGGCGTTGCCGCACGGTTCACGAGCGTTGTTCCGGTCGCTTGTTTCGTTGCCATTAATATCCCTTTTGTTAACCGTTGTTAATCTGTTATTCAACAGTTGTTTATTCTAATCATACAAAACGGATACAGCAAGCGGAAAATATCCGTTTTGTTGTATTTAATATTCACGAGCGGTAACAATTAATCAATAAGTTAACGCCACGACCCTCTATCGGTTCCGTTTTGTTGGTGAGATACTCCACACCCGTTCACGGTTAAATCACCGTGAACATTCAATGAAGCAAGCAAGAAACACCAATGGATTCGAATAACGCGGCGCCCGATGACCTGACCAAAGCTCGCCGCCTTGGGCTGGGCGAGCGCCTCAAACTGGAACGGCAACGCCTTGGCTTGGGCCAGGCGGAGTTCGGCGCACGCGTCGGGGTCAGCAAAACCTCTCAGTTCAACTACGAAGCTGGAGAGAGGTCACCCGATGCGATGTATTTGCAGCTGGCCCATGGGCTCGGCATGGATGTCAGCTTCGTGCTGATCGGGAACAGGACGGCCAGCAACGATGATTTCGTTGTCGTCAAAAGCATGAACATCGCGGCCAGTGCCGGGCAGGGTGTCGTCAACGGCCATGCGCATGCAACGGCCGGGCTGAGCTTTAGTCGCAAGTGGTTGACGCTGCGCGGCCTCATTCCCGACAGCCTTCGCGTGATTGACGTGGCGGGAGACTCGATGTCCCCGCGCTTGAACGATGGCGACAAGGTGCTCGTCAACATCGCCGATATCGCGCCCCGGAGCGGGCGAGCGTATGTGCTGTTGCAAGGCGAAGAGCTGCTCGTGAAATATTGCCAACTGCTGCCCGAAGGTGTGCTGCGTGTGAGCAGCGCCAACCCGGATTACCCGACTTACGATATCGATCTGGCAAAGACGGACGGCGTGTCCATCGTCGGACGTGTGAGGGCATCGACGCATGAATGGTGATCCCTTGAATCGCAAGTCAGCGCTAATTTAGAAAAAACGGCAATAACGCCGCATACCAGGGAGTGAGACAACATGAACAGAAGAACACTTTTCACCGGACTTTTTGCGGCCGTGCGCGCAGCAGTCGTGGTGCTTACCGCCGCCTTCACATTGGCTCACGCGGAGACGCCACCGCTCAAGTCAATGAACGATGAACAGTTGCACACCCGCTGGAACAAGCAAGCGGATTGGAACGACAAAGCCTTCGTGCTGCGGAACTGCGCGAGCCGCAAGGTTCCTAACTCAAATCGGTCATTCCAGCTTTGCGAAACAGCGGGCAAAGGCATCATTGCCTTTCGTCGACAGGCGGGAAGTCTTGAAAACGTGGAGTACCAGTTGAAGGGGCACCCGCTGAACGATGCCACCATGTTTGTCAGCTTCGTCCGTGGCACCAATACGGGCGATATGCCAGCGGTTGGAGTTGCCCTCCTCAGAAAAGCACAGCAGAGCGGAACGGCTTGTACCACTGAGCCATCTGCACAGATATGTGCCCACTATGCCTCTGGAGAATTCGTCATGGAAGCCAGGTAGCGATGACCCCGCGCCAAATGCTTCAGGCCGAACAAGACCATGCGATGCGTACCGAGCACTGGGTGCACCGAATGCCTCAAATGCTCGCTGGCGTAGACCGACGGCCTCACTGGCAATTCAGAGCTGTCGGTGACATGCGCGATCCGCAAGAGTGCGCAGCCCTAGACGGTCAGATCGCACGTTTTGACTCGCCGTTCTGGCAAGAACACAGTCCCGTTAACTGTAAGCGTCTGGAATGCCGATGCACTATTCGTGCGTACGCGCCGGGCGATCTGAATGCAGATTTCACAACACCGCTATCGCGCAATTGATGCCATACGCAAAGCAAATAAAAGGGAGCAAACCAATGGCCGAATATCCGGTAGTCCGTACCCACCAAGGTGGCATCGATATATTGATTGTTATGGTGGATCCATCTTTTGCTATGCAATCCAAGACCACCCAGACGGACTTCACTTCCCAGCTAAAGAAATGTGCTAAGGAAGCCGGCTTGGTTGGGGAGGTCGTCCTGGTCTGGCAATCGCCTTTGAATGGGGAAATGATGCACATCCGCGCAACGCCCCCGCATCCCATCTGGACTCCCTTTCTGGATGGGCTGACAATTACTTGGGTCAAGCAGAATTGTCAAATGCTGATCTGCGGATAACCCGGCCACCACCGTCCCGAATTCCCCACACGGTGAAACGCTTCACCATGACCTGACGGGTCAATTTCCAGACATTAGGGCTTCACTTTTGAAGCCCTTTTTTATTCTGGAATTGCCCCATGAAAAACTTTTCCCGCTTGCTTCCCTGGCTGATCGCGTCGGCCGTCCTGGCATTTGTCGCGCTCTACCTGCAGGCCAAAGACCCCGGCAACCTGCTCGCTGTCACCATCTACAAGATGCACCTCTTGGCCCTCGGTGGCTGGGGTGGCTATTGGCTCGACCGGGCCTTGTTCCCCTACGACCGGCCGCATGAATACCTGTTGCCCGAGGGTGACGCGGCCAGTGCAGCGGAGGGTGTGGCAGCGGTTGAGCTGGTAGCCGCCGACCAGTACGGCATCGCCATGATCCGGCGCGCCATCATCGTTGCCGCCTCTTTGCTCTGCGTGGGCCTGGGCGCCTGATCGTGTCGCGCGTGAGCAGCTTCACCCGCTGGAAGCAAGGCTACTACCGGCGCCGCGATGCAGCCCGGCTGCAACGCCATGGCAACCACACGCATCCCCGGCTGGTCCGTGCGGCGCGCGGCATGTTCTGGCTCCACATCGGGTTGATGTGGCTGTTGTTCGGCGCATTGATCTCGACGGCCTTCGCACAAAGCATCCCGATGGACGCCCGACGTTATGAGCTACCGCTCAAGCGCGAGGCGCAGCGCGTGTGGGGCCTCGAAGCACCGGTCGCCACCTTTGCCGCGCAAATCCACCAGGAGAGCCGCTGGCGCGCCGATGCACGCAGCCCGGCAGGTGCCACCGGCCTGGCGCAGTTCATGCCCGCCACGGCCAACTGGATCGGCGGTGCCGATGCCGGTTTGACCGAACGCGCGCCGTTGAACCCCACCTGGGCGTTGCGTGCGCTGGTCACTTATGACAAGTGGCTGTCGGTCCGCATCAAAGCCGACGACGACTGCCAGCGCATGGCCTTCACGCTGAGCGCCTACAACGGCGGTTTGGGCTGGGTCTACAAGCGCCAGCGCCTGAGCCCGCAGCCGGGCATCTGCTTTGGTGCAACGTGCGACATCAACCCCGGCGTGACCCCGGCCAGCCAGCGCGAGAACGCGCAATACCCGGTCGTGATACTGCGCCGGTACGAGCCGCTCTATCGCAGCTGGGGCGCGGCGAGCTGCTCACCATGAACTACGTCAAAGGCGCTATCGCCGTGCTGCTGATCGGTATCGCCGCCGGGCTGGGCTACACCTTCTTCACGCTCGGCGGCGTCCACGAGAAAGCCGTGGTCGCCGTGGCCACAGCCAAGGTCCAGGCCCAAGCCAACACCCAAACCCGCGCCGACCTCGGCCGCGCCACCGTCGTCGGCAAGGCGCGCGAGCACCACCGGCGGTCCATCGACTCCGTATTTCAACAACTCGAAAGTGAGGCTCACCATGCGCCATCTGCTGCTGTCGATAGCTATGTGCTGCCTGATGACCGGCTGCGCATTTGGCGCGAAGCCAATGCCGGTAGCCTCAATCCCGGTGCCGCCACCGGCCAACCTGACAGTGGCACCGCAGCGCTTGCCACAACCGGTCTCGGGCCGCATCCAGGATCTGGAGACCAACCACCTGGAGGTGGCGAAGGCATACCACCAGCTGGCCTCCCAGACCTGCCATCTGCTGGCGTACCTGCAATTCAAGGACGAGGGCTGTGAGCCGTGGATGAAAAGTTTCTAGAGCAAGCCAGCGCCATCGAACTGGTGCAACGTGACAACGCGCTGCACCAGGTGCGCGCGCAGCTGCAGGGCAACGGCCAGGCCGACTGCGAAGACTGCGGCGACCCCATTCCCGACCAACGCCGCGCAGCCGCACCCAGTGCCATCCGCTGCGTCGTGTGTCAAACCGCCTTTGAACGGACTGTGAAATGAATGACGACGAAAAAGTTTTGATGGTCCTGGCGCAGGTGCAGGGCCAGCTGGCGACCATCACGCAAGTGATGGCGCAAAACCACGATGCGACGCACCAGCGCATCAACGACCTGCGCCATTCAGTTGAAGGCCGAATCACGGGCGTAGAAGCCCGCATCGACCGCGTCGAGCTGGGCCTGGAACGGGCGCAACTCCACGAGCGCGCCAGCTCGCTGAAAACAGCCGGCGCTGGCGCAGCGGCCGGCTCTGTCATGGCGGCGGGCATCGAACTGTTCAAGTATTTCGCAGGGCATTGACTCATGGCCTACGACAAGACCACACGCGCCAAGGTGCGCGCCAAGTTCGTGCAGGGCATGGCGCTGGCGACGGCCGCTGAGTCTTGCAAAGTGCCGTACAACACCGCGCGCAACTGGAAGCGCACCGACGCCGATCTGGGCGACGACTGGGGCATCGCCCGCAACGCCCGGCGCATGACCAAGAGCGGCGTTGAGGAAATGGCCAACGAGGTGCTGGGCGAGCTGGCAGACCAGTTCCTGTCGACCCTGAAGATGGTCAAGGAAGACAAGGCGATGAAGGCCCAGGACAAGGCCGACATCTTGGTGCGGCTGATGGACGGCTACAGCAAGGCCATCAGCTCCGCCAGCCGCGCCATGCCGAACGCCAACCGCCTGGCCGTGGCCATGGACGTTCTCAAGTTCTTGAACGCCTTCATCGGCGACCGCTTCCCCAAGCTACGCGAGCAGTTCATCGAGGTCACTGAGGCGGCGGGTGAAGGCTTCGTGCGTGAGTTCGGGAGCGGTGCCTGATGGCCGGCCCAAAGCAGCTGAAAGAGAAGCAGTTCCTCGAAGAGCTGCGCGCCTATGCCGACGAGCAGCGCCGCCTGGTCGAAGCCGAATGCAGCGGCTTCGCCACCGACCACGCCGCGCGTGACGTGCGCCGCACGCGCGCCCAAACCGATTACGAGTTTTTCTGCCGCACCTACTTTCCGCACTACGTCAAAAGCGAGGCGTCGCTGTTCCACCGCTGGTTTTACGACACGGTGCCGGGCCTGATCGACCAGCCGACCGGCCAGTACATCAACATCTCCGCGCCGCGCGGCGAAGCCAAGTCAACCCTGGGCACGCAGCTGTTCACGCTCTGGTGTGTGGTCACCCTGCGCAAGCATTTCATCCCTATCGTGATGGACAGTTTCGACCAGGCTGCGACCATGCTGGAGGCGGTGAAGGTCGAGCTGGAGAGCAATCCCCGCCTGCAGATGGATTTCCCCGATGCGTGTGGCGCCGGCAGGGTCTGGAATGCCGGTGTCATCGTCACGCGCAGCAATGCCAAGGTGCAAGCCTTCGGCACCGGCAAGAAGATGCGCGGCCTGCGCCATGGCCCGCACCGGCCCGATCTGGTCATGCTCGACGACATCGAGAACGACGAGAACGTGCGCAGCAAAGAGCAGCGCGACAAGAATGAAGCCTGGGTCAAGAAGGTGGTGCTGCCGTTGGGCCCCCCCGATGGCTCGATGGACGTGCTGTACCTGAACACCATCCTGCACTACGACTCGGTCGCCAGCCGCATGCACCGCAGCCCGCTGTGGAAGCGCGTCAAGTTCAAGGCCATCACGCGCTGGCCCGACCGCATGGACCTGTGGCAAGCCTGGGAAGAACTGTTCATCAATGAAGGCGAGGCCTTGGCCGACGCCCTGTATGCGCAGCAGCGCGTCGAGATGGACGCTGGCGCCATCGTGAGCTGGCCCGGCATGCGCCCGTTGGTCAAGCTGATGAAAATCCGCGCGGGCGATCACCATTCCTTCGATTGTGAATACCAGAACGACCCGACCAATGACGAGGCGGCGTTCTTCCAGAACATGCAGTACTGGGTGCAACCCAGCAGGGACTGGATTTTCTATGGCAGCCACGACCCCAGCCTGGGCAAGCAAAACAAGAGCCGCGACCCGAGCGCCACGCTGGTCGGCGGCTTCGACCGTAACCACGGCATTCTGGACATCGTGGAGGCCAAGGTGGCGCGGCGCGTGCCTGAGCTGCAGATCGCCCACATCATCGAGTTCCAGCGGGAATACCACTGCATCGTCTGGGGCGTCGAGTCGGTGCAGTTTCAGGAGTTCTTTCGCCAACAGCTGGTGAAGGACTCGGCCAAGGCCGGCGTGCCGGTACCGGCTGTCGCTCTGATTCCCCATACCGACAAGGCGCTGCGCATCGAGTCATTGAGCCCGCATGTCAACAACGGGCTGATCCGTTTCAACCAGGCACACACGGTGCTCAACACCCAGCTGCGCCACTGGCCCGAGGCCGATCACGACGACGGCCCCGATGCGCTGCACATGCTCTGGATGCTGGCCGTGTCCCGTGCTGGCGGCATCCCCCGAATCCTCACCGGACCCAGAAAGTAACCCCTCCATGATCCCTCTACGCGGCCTCGTGCAATCCCTGAAGGGCTGGATTGGCAAGCCCATCGCCACCGTCGACAGCGACCCGCAGCGCTTCTTCGGCACGCTGTATTCACTGCCCAACCCGGACCCGATCCTTCGCCAGATGGGCGAGGCTGAAAAGGTCTATCACTCGATCATGGCGGACGCGCATGTGATGGGTGAAATCCGCTCGATCCGCGGATCGTTCCGTTCGCATGAATACCGAATCCTGGAAGGCGATGCGGCCGACAGCAAGAGCGCGGCAGCGCGTGACCTGTGCGTGCAGTGGATGGCCCGCGCCGAGCCCAACGCGGTGTCGGACTGGCTGGAAGTGATGTGGCAAATGACCAGCTGCATCTTCACCGGCTACCGGGCGCATGAGCTGGTCTGGGATTTGACAGACGGCAAATACCTGCCATCGGCGGTGATCGACCGGCCCGGCCGGCGCATCAAGTTCGACTTTGAAGGCGCGCCGCTGCTGGTCAGCCGCGACAACTTTCAGGGTGCGCCCGTCGAGCCGTACCAGTTCATCATTTCGCGCCACATGCCGACCAGCGACAACCCCTATGGCATGGCGCTGCTCAGTTCATGCTTCTGGCCGTGGACCTTCAAGACCGGTGGCTGGCGCTACTTCGTCAAGTACTGCGAACGCCACGGTCTGCCATGGCCCATCGGCCGCTATCCGCAGGGCACCAGCCCGGAAGACCAGGACAAGCTGGCCAACGCGCTGGCCAGCATGGTCGAAGCCGGTTACGTCGTCGCGCAAGAAGGCACCGGCCTGGAACTGCTGGTACCGTCCACCAATGGCGGCGCACTGCCGCAGGAACGCTTGCTGACGCTGTGCAATCGCGAGATGAGCAAGGCCCTGACGAGTCAGGCGATGGTGGGCGAGCAGCTGGAAGTCGGCTCACGCGCGGCCAGTGAAACCGCCAAGGCCCGACAGGACGGCGTGCACGACTCGGACCGCGACATTTCAGCGGCCGGCATGAGCCAGATCTTCAAGTGGATCACGCTGTTCAACTTTGGCGAGGGAGTTGCCGCGCCGACGTTGCAGTTCTATTCGCACACCGTCGCCGGCAAGGGACGCGCAGAGACTTACAAGATTGCCGTCGAACTGGGCGCCCGGCCAAGCCGTAAGGCGATGCTGGAAGAGCTGGACATTCCCGAAGCGGAGAACGACGCGGATGCCCTGACCATCGCCGTATCGCCCGGCAAGTCAGTGCCTGGCAATCCCGATGTGCCGCCCGTCGATCCTCCGACGATTGATTTCGCTGCCTTGGCCGGCTTCACTTTCGCCAAAGCGGCAGGCATGACGGAAGACGACGCGATCCAGCTCGCAACCGAAGCCGCCGACCAGACCATCGAAGACAAGATGATCGCGCCGGTCTACCGGATGCTGGTCGAGTTCGAAGCAGCCGGCAAAACCCTGCTCCAGTTCCGCGACGCCCTGGCCGACCTGGTTGGCGACATGGACGACGAGGGCCTGCGCGAGGTGCTGGACCGGGCGTTGACGTATTCGATGCTGCGCGGCGCGGCGACCAACGCGGCATAGCCCATGCGGTGAAACGCTTCACCATGACGACGTTGGCAGCGCATAAGAGGATGCATGCTTTCAACATTGGAGTTCGTCATGAAAGATCAGCACACCAAGATCAAGGGCTATCGCGAGCTGTCACAGTCCGAAATTGACCTGATGAATCGGATCAAAACGGCAGGCTCACAATTGCTGAGCCTGCAGGCCGAGTTGGCTGGACGGCTGGGCACCGATAAGGAACTTAAGTCGGTCGCAGCAATGTCTTCGAAGCGAGCACCTGAAGACGAAGCCACCGACGAATGCGTTGAGTTGCGTCGTTTCAATGATGCGGAGCCTCTGCGCTGGGCATCAATCGCAAAGACCGACATACAAACCGGCATCATGGCTCTGGTGCGTGCGGTCGCGCAGCCGACCACGACCTGATTCGGCACGGCATGCGCATCTACATCGCCGGCCCGATGACCGGCCTCCCAGAGTTCAACTACCCTGCGTTCAACGCTGCAGCCGAATACCTGCGTTCGCTCGGGCATCACGTTGAAAACCCTGCGGACAATCCCGTTCCCGCGTGCAAGTCTTGGTAGGGTTACATGCGCATGGCGCTGGCGCAATTGGTGACATGCGATTGCGTCGCGTTGCTGGACGGCTGGCGGGACTCGCGCGGCGCCCGTATCGAAGCGCGCGTGGCGCACGATATCGGATTGCGAGTGGTCCCGATTCGCTTCGTCAATCTGGAATTAAACCCCGCATGACGCTCGGCGTACTGTTCAACCCGGGCGCCGTGTGGATCGGCGCCCATTACTCGCCCTTCAACCGCCGCTGGTGCGTCAACCTCGTGCCCTGCGTCACGGTATGGCTGGCACTGCCAGGCGGTAAGCGGCCCCTGCGCGGCACACGATGACCACGCCCGAAGCCCGCCCCTTCGCCGTCAAGTTCACCGAGGCCATCGATAACCTGAAGTCCAAGCTGCCCGAGACGACGCAGCATTGGGACGATCTGGCCGGGCCGGTGCACGCCAAGGTGTTCACCGTGGCCGGCGCGACCAAGGTCGACCTTGTGCGCGACCTGCACAAGTCGATTACATCGTCCATCGACAACGGCACGACGATATCGACGTTTCGCAAGGACTTCGACAAGGCGGTCACCGAGCACGGCTGGAAATACAACGGCAAGCGCGGCTGGCGCACCAGCGTCATCTTCGACACCAACATGCGGTCCGCCCACATGGCCGGTCGATGGGCACAGCTTCAAGCCGGCAAGGAACGCCGCCCGTATCTGCAATACCGAACCGCTGGCGACGCCCGCGTGCGCCCCCAGCACCGCGCCTGGGACGGCCTGATCTACCCCGTCGATGACTCGTTCTGGGAGACGCACTACCCGCCCAACGGCTGGGGATGCCGCTGCACCATCCGCGCCTATGCCCAGGCCGACCTGGATCAAAAGTCGCTGCAGGTCGCGCCGCCGTTCGACATGAAGACCCGCGAGGTGATCACGCGCGACGGCGAGATCAAGGACAAGGTGCCCATCGGCATCGATCCGGGCTGGGACCACAACGTCGGCGCGAGCTGGATCTCACCCGAGTTGGCTCTGGGCCAAAAGCTGGCCCGCCTGCCGCGCGAGCTGCAGGGAATTTTCGTCGACAAGTCGATATCGCCGGCCTTTCAAAGTGTGATCGAAGGCAATTGGAAGGCGTTTCAAACGGCCGTTAAAGCCAGCGGGAAACCGCGCGGCGATGCTCAGATATTGGGCTTTCTGGACAGCGCCACGCTCAATGGTTTGGCGCAGCGCGTGCCCGCGTTGAAGCTTGAATCGACCGCTGTGGTGGCTTTCGACAACCGGACAGCGCACCTGGAGGGCATCCACAAGAAGGTCAGTGCCCCGCTGCAGGTTTGGGCCGAAGCCGAAATCAACGCTTTGCCTTCGGAGCTGCGTGATTACCGCGTGGTGCTTTGGGACACGAAGGATGAAGTGCTGGTCGTGGTTCCGAATGAACCCAAAGCGACGGAAGACCCGAAACAACGCTGGCGAAAGATCACGTTGCGTCCGAATGTGCCGACCAAATCCGGCTCAGCGCTGTCGATGGTGTCACTGGGTTCTGTGCAGGCGGATAACTTGAGCGCATCCCGGTACACGGTACTGGTCGGCAAGTTGCCTGGGGCAGGGAAATAGGTGGGCCGGGAAGAGCGCAACTTCTTCATAACGAGGACGCTTGCGCGTACTTAAGCATGGTGCATTTCCAGTCGACCGGCCCGTGCGCAGTGTAGCGCCGTTGTCGAAAGGACCGCAAACCGCAATTTCAACGATCACCAAAAAAAGACGGGTGACCTGTGTCGGTGCTATCAACACCGACATAAACCCCAACCGCAGAATAGTCCTGCAAGCCGGCAAGACCCGCCACTCGGTACCGAGCGCGTCGAGCCTAACAAATTTCCCCAGTGGAAAAGAAGCTTGCAATGAACGATATCCGCTGCGGCGCCTGCCGCAAGAAATTGGGAGCCGGTATTTACACACTGCTCTCGATCAAGTGCCCACGTTGTGGTGTGCTGAACCAACTGAGTGCCCCGAGCGCCGCCCAAGAACGCCAGCCGAGCGTCCCACCTGAAAAACGACGCTTAAATGAAGACCAATCCGCCCCATAGCTTTACCCCGCCGCCGACCGACGTCACCGGTCCCGAGCACAAGCGCCCGTCGCTCGCCGACCGCTACCTGGCCGTGCCTTTCAGCGTGCTTGATGCGCGCTCAGGCTGGTGGCGCGACCGAAAGGCCGAATGGCTTCGCACCGGCATCCAGTCCGAACTAGGGCGCAGCGACAGTCTGGTTTTCGCCCAGTCTGCACAGCCCCCCGAGGTCTACAAAGCCAAGAACGACTACGAAGACAAGGTTGGCCATAAGGTGACCTGGCCGGAGTTCATTGCCGCCAACCCGGGCGCGGCCCGGCAGTCAGGCACCAGCGTTTTCGACCCGGTCTTGTGTGAGCTGCTCTACCGATGGTTCACGGCTCCCGGCGCGGTGGTACTCGACCCGTTCGCAGGCGGTTCAGTGCGCGGCATCGTCGCCGCCAGTATCGGGCGCCACTACAACGGCGTCGACCTGCGAGGCGAACAGGTCGAAGCCAACCGAAAGCAATGGGCAGAAGTAGGCGACCCGAACCAGCCAGCACCCGAATGGCGCACCGGCGACGGTCTGGACATCGCCCGTATTTTTGCCGGTGTGCAAACCGACTTCCTTTTCTCTTGCCCGCCCTATGCAGATTTGGAGCGCTACTCAGACGATCCGGCGGATATCTCGACCATGCGTTATCCGCGTTTTCTGCAGGTCTACCGACAGATCATCAAGGAGTCGGTGGCGATGCTGAAGCCTAACCGATTCGCGTGCTTTGTCGTCGGCGACGTGCGCGATAGCAAAGGCATCTACCGAGGTTTCGTGAGTGACACCATCGCCGCGTTTCGCGACGCCAGCGCCCAGCTCTACAACGAAGCCATTTTGGTGACGCAGGGCGGATCGTTGGCAATGCGGCTGGGCCGGCAGTTCGACGCGTCGCGAAAGATGGGGAAGACACACCAGAACGTGCTCGTATTCGTCAAAGGCGACCCGAAGAAAGCGACCCAAGAATGTGGCGCCGTGCGCTGATGCCAGCGCGGTCTGATCTATGAGGCGAAACGCTCAAGCAAGGCGGCCTTGCCAATTTCTTTGAGCGCCTCGATGTCTTTGCCAAGCTGAGCAACGAATCGAGGGTTTGTGTAGGCGGAGCGGGCATCAAGGATGGCAACCCGATGGCGGTCAAGCCGCCCGAAGCTGGCGGCCAGCCTGATCGCCTCGGCCCATTCGCCCGCCTCCATGTGCTCACGAACGATGGAAGCCTTGCTGCAGGGGGTGGTTGTCTTCAT